TCCATCTTAGCGGATGTGGCGGGTTCAAATTCTATTAGATTTAATTCTCCGCCTTTTTTAAGTTTAAGTCCATCTCCTAAACCTTTGAAATTCATATCTATACTATTAGTTCCGCCAGACTTAATCCAACCTAATACTTCATCAAATACTTCTGTAACATTTTCTCCAACATTGATTAAGGCGGTAGTCGCCACCTCTGCCATGTTACGCCATACTATAGACCAGTTATCGAATATCCACTTAAATCGAGAAACCATATTGTCAAAGAATGTAGAGAATTCTCCCCACATGTTAGAGATTGTTATGGTTGATTTTTCCAACAGAGCTTCTGATGCCAAATCCCAGTTATCCCAAATCCATTTGAACGCCGCTATTGTGTCGCTAGCGAAATCCATAATAGTGTTAGCTAAAGGCATTAAGGATTCTCCTATGCCTTTTGCTAGTTTGAAGAAATCACCTTTGAGTTTATTGAATTTGACTGACGTGGTATCTGCTATTTTTTTCATACCATTAGCAAATGCTCCACCCGCAGAGCCAGCGTTTCTCATAGCTGCTCTTAATGTAGCAAATGATATTTTTCCATTTGATGCTAGTCCCATGATTTCAGTCTTAGCAACATTCATTTCATCTGCTAAGATTTGGAGAATAGGTATGCCTTGATTCTGCATTTGGCGGATATCATCGTCAAGTAATATACCCTTACCAGATGCTTGACTGAATGCTAATGCCACAGATTCTATCTTAGCGCCTGACAAAGCTGATACATTACCAAGTGAGTCAAGGTCTTTTAATACATCCCCGGAAGACATACCTAGAGCCAACATATTACGAGCCATAGTCTTAACAGTACCAGAATCAAACACGCTTGTTATATCTCTATCATTTAATTCATCTATAATATCTTTTGCGGATTCAGCACTGCCTGTGAATGTAGCCATTTGGCGTTGTAACAGTTCAGCGTCAGCGGCCATCTTGACCATAGCACCAGCAGCCACTAAGGCACCAGCAGCACCACCCAAAGCACCTACTGCCGCACCAACACCAGGTATAGCACTAGCAGCACCTTTTAGTCCTCTGAAGGATAAAGACTTATTAAATTTGTCTGCTGCTATTTTTGCGAAGCGTAGTTTAGAAGTTGCTTTGGTGGCATCTCTATTTACATTGTTTAAGCCTCTAGACTTAAACTCTACAAATGCCTCTGATAGCTTAAATGCCATAACGCCACCTAGTTGGGGAAAACTATCTTACTTGTCTGAATTGATTTCTTGAAATGTTATCATGCTGTTCGGCGGATAATGTTACAACGCCATGTTCTGGTGATATCCATCCGATATGTATTAAGGCTTGATACCTAGTAAGCTTGTCAATCTGTTTGTGCGACCAACCTTTTTTGTCGGATAGTGTGTCGTAGATTTGTGCCCAGGGAAACCTTCTATATACATCAACGTCTGGTGATACGTCGCGTGTTTCCCCCGGCCAAATCAGTTTCCCACTATGTCTTTCTCTTCTGTTGCGTCTAAGATAGTTCTTAGTCTTATCATCATTTGATCGACATAGTCTTGTTCTGATACATCGAATTCGTGCTCAGCATATTCTGTATCGTCATTTGCTAAGCGTTCCTCTCTGAATTGTGCGGCAGATGCGTTATGGTTCTTAGCTAATTGTATACGATAGCGAATTTGTCTATCCAGGAACGCTAACGCAGCATTGATGCCGGCAGAAGGTGTAAGAGTATATTGCTGCCCGTTGATCTTATACTTAGCGGGTTTGCCGTCCACTACCATTCCTAGCTCTTCATGGTTATCTCTTAAAGATTGCCATAAGCGGAATGCGATGCCTTTAGTAGAATCCAAAAACTTAGTCTCTGTCTCTTCATCTACGAATTGCGGCTTACTAAATTCTTCCATAGCTAATCGTGCTATTTCAGAACGTTTATCGGCATCAAGACTATTAGGTAATGCAGCGATTATAAGTAGCGGGTTTGGTTTAAGACCTAGTATGTATTGTTCGCGTTCTGCGAAGCCATCTAACATTATGGATTTGAATGTGTAAGATTGTGTTTCGAATTTACTATTAACAAAATAGTCTTCTACTGTGAATTGTCGTGTGCCGCCAAGGTTTGCTATGCCGTCCATCATGATCCTCTATACTGGCAAAAAGCCAAAAGGTGAGGTGGATATTAAGAGTATCAGTTAGAGGTTTACAAGAGTCCCGTTTGCTACTAATGCGCCTTTGCCAGCAAGAGTGATTGCTTGTTGTAGTGGCGATGCACTATTAGGGTCAACCTCTAAGGTTCCAAGGTCTACTACTTGTCCTGTTCCAGAATAGTAATCTGCTCCGCCACCATCTAAATGACCTTGGAACGCAAACTCAGTTCCTAGTGTAAAGGGTTGTTGCCCGCCGTCATGTAGTAGAACGGTTACTACTACGTCATATTCCTTAGCACCAACACTTGGATTCTTCCAGCCAGCAGTGCTATTGCTAGCATATTTTTCATTGTCTTGCTTTATAGCAACATTCCATTTCATAGTGTGGTCAACTACTGTTGCAGCACCACCTTGCTTGAATGTCATTCCTACGCCAGAAAGTGTGTCGCCTGCTGCCATGATATCCCCTTATGCTTTTTGAAGACTAGATGTATAAAATTGCAATTGTATGTTGGCGGTCGTAATACCTGTTCCGAGTCTTGTAAGATAGTCTGATGATGCAAGATCGGCAATAGGGGCTATAAGACCAGCAGTAGATAGGATATAAGTTTCTGTTACTACTGTTGCAACACCGATTGTGACTACTGCCCCATTCTTAGCATATACAATAGGTTGATTAATTGCTCCGCCATTAAGAGCAATACCTATTACATCATCTTTACTAGCGTCTGTTGCGTCTGCTTTGTATAGCAAACTGTCGGATGATGATTTGTATAAGACTTGTCCCGCAATAATAGTTTCTCCAGCGTCGTCTGTAGATGTTGGCCCTGATACCAAATCTACGCTAGTTGCAGTTAATGAAAGATCAGCCATTATTCATCCTCTTCTGTAATAGTAGTTGATACATCTTCTGTTATTAGTTCGGTTTCCGGTGCTATTAAGAATCCAAGTCCTGTGATATCTGGTTCGCCAGCATCCTCTAATATAAACTCTTCTGGCTCTACTTGTAGTTTCGGGTTTACGTCGCTTACATCAAATTCTAAACCTGGGACGCTACTAAGACTTGATGGATTGATACCAAACTGTTTAACCCAATAACCGACAATGTCTTCGTCAGTTGGTTTCCTTTTAGTATTAAATCTGATCTTAATAGTACCAGATGTAAAGTTTGGTTTCGATTTGATGAAAGGCTTGTTTGCCACTATGTTATAAGTTCTTTCAACCATCGCCATATGTCACCCTTGCCATTTTAGAACGTAGCTTATAGTAAATTGCCATAGTCTTGTGTTATCTATTAGTTCGTTTGTATTGTCTTCTTGCCGGGAATCAATCACATTGATATTAAACTGTTTGAATGCTTGCACGTCGAATACATCTTCTAGCTCATCTGTTACGTTTTTTGCATCATTCCAATTCCTATCATATATATTAAATACTACATTCGATTCGTATATGGAAGCAGAATTAGTTTTAATGTTAGTAGATGTTTGGACTGTGAAAAAAACTCTAGTATCTTTTACCTTATTGATATCTTCTGATTGTAACACACCATTTTTAATACTAGGGAATCCGGGATTTGTAAACTTAATGCTTTCGTTATACCTAATACCAATTGCCTCTTCCAATGTATTACTAGGCGTTGTCATTTAAGTTTACCTTTCCCGCCGGTTGCCATTATTCTTCCTAATAGTTTTCGGTTTCTTCTAATTGGGGAAAGCATCCACGGCCGGCGTTTAATGGTTCTGGTTCCAAGTTCTAAGTATAACATATGGATTCCCTGTTCTCTTATAACTAGTCGACCTTCCCACTTGCCACGATTCTTTTTTGTTTGATATGTTATAGAAGATTGTCCTAAACCAGTTCGTTTGTGTGGCGGTTCGCCGGGTCTAGATGCGGGTGGGAAAGGTGTTCTTACATCATTCTTTGCCAGTTGTACTACTTTCCTCATTCCCTTTTGCAATGCAGTACGCTGAGCGTTTACTAGTTTGTTTTGGAAGATATGTGTTCTATCAACAAACTTCGAAGACATTATATCACCTGTTCGTCTATTAGTATTTTCTCACAAGTGTATTGTGGCAGCATATCAATTTGATCTAGTTTGTCGGATGAATTGATTTTGTATATGTAGCCATTTTGGTCTTCGAATAAATGGTTGGTAGTAAGTGTGGCGTCTTCAGTTATTACTATGAATACGCCTTCGGTTTCTAATATGCCGTGCTCGGTGTTCTCATCGAATGATGGCCTATGTATCTTAGCTCTAAGGTTTCGTTTATAGTATTGGTAGTTTGGAAGATCAACGAATGTTGCGGGATCGGCAATGTATGTTACTAGTATTACATTGACGCTAGTATTAAGACTTTCAGTGATAGATAGATTTCTGGTCAATAGTTTCCAGCGGGCGGACAGTGTATCTTTTCGGCGTTCGAGTATGGTATAAGAATCACCATCTTGATCTTCTATCACATCGCCTAGTTGGGGAGAATCTATGTTTGATAGTTTGGTGTGGAATCGTACGTCAGACAGTTTGTAGTGGCCGTCGCTTGCCATTACTTCTTTTAATGGTACTTCCCGTCTTAGTGCTTCAATTGATATTCCGGTTATGGCATTGCGTTTCTTATATACTACATCTTCTAGACCGTCGAAATAGTCTATGTCTGATTCGAAGTCTAGTGTTATAGTCATGCTGACGCACCATATGTAGTAGATTGCTGTGGGTCGTTTTGTTCTATTAGAAGACTTATACTAGTGATTCCTTCTAATAGCATTTTATGGTATTCGCTCCATGATACGGATTGACCATCTATGCTATATGAAGGTTTGGGATTTGCTGTGATAGCTAAAAGATTGGCCGCCATGTTATCTTTGGCAGACCGTAGATCGTCGATGGCGGCCATTCTTAATCCTTACTATGAAACAAGGTCAGCACGAACAGTATAACTACTGGTATTAACCACACCATTATTTGCTAAGAGTCGGCGTATAGCTTCGCTTTCATCAATACATCCTCCGATGATAGATTCTTTTGCAATCTTAGATGTCTTAGGATATTTAGTAAGAGTGAGTTTGAATGTCTTATCGCCGGGTGGTGTTACTGGTTTGGCTGTTGGCAGTTGTGCTTTGAGAGATTCTAGTTCTGCCAATGCCTCTTTAAGTTGATCTTCTGTTGATGCCATAATGACTGGCGGCAAGTCTTCCGTTGACGGAACATTACTATTAGCAGTTTTCTTCTTAGCCATTTCTAAAGTATCCTTTATGTTACAAATAACCCGCCACAACTATGATTAAGTTATGGCGGGTTTTATTGAGAGTTGATATTAAGCAGTAGCCTTCAGAACGTGTCGCGGTTCTTCAACATATGGCTTGCCCTTACGTCGCCATTTAAGTTGTGTAATGATATCACGACTAAACCCGGCTTGACTGTTGCGGTCTTGTGCGAAGCCTTGTACTGGCCAAGCTTCGCTATACTTAAAGGCTTTACGGAAGTTACCCAAGAACCATGTGCTATCTGAACTAGTGCGATTCTTAACGTATTGGCTAGAAATCACTTCCATGCTAATACCACGATCTTGCAATGCAGACAATGGATTACCGCTAACACCAAGCGGAACACTAGCACTTACAGCACCTTGACGAATTTCAGTAGCATTAACGATTCGCCAAGCTGTTGCACGAAGTGCAGGCGGTACTACCAATTGCAATTGTCCAGATACTAAGACAGGCTCCCCGGTATCAGGATCAGTAATAGCATCAAAGAGACGCATAGCATCATCAACGTCGGTATAATCTACTAGTGATGTGCCACCCAGAAGGTTATCAAAATCTCCTTCTGTGTGGGTGTTGCCGTAGGTTGCTTGTGCATTGCCACCATTGCGACGATATGAAGTAGTAAGACCAAGAGCGTTGTCTAGCAATTCTTTCTCTAGTTCAATTGCCATAGACTCAGCACCAGCATTCACCCGCTCCATAACCTTTCCAGTCTTATCTTCCCAGACAGCTTCTTCAGTGACTGGTATAATAAAACCTTTCTTAGGCTTACGTGGAGTTTGGATGAAAGACTCACCAATCCCGAATGTAGGATAGTCTTCGTCTTCTCCTACTTCTTCTGCCACATCGCCAATCTGTGTAATACCAGGAATGATCTCTTCGTATCCGGTATTAGTCTGCACAGTTTCGTGTAATGCCATACCAACAAACGTTGCGGATTCCATAATATCCATAACGCGACTGAATGTGATTTGGCCGATGATATTACTAAATGCAGTAGTATCAACAGAACCTTGTGATTCAGTCAATTGAATGCCAGCACCAGAGCGGCGATGATTACCATAAAGACGCATATACTCTACACCGTCTTCTGTAAACTCTTCAAACATTTGTCGGATAGAGAATCGGTCAGCCTTGAGTTGACCTTCTCTTAGTCCTTGCCAAACGTCTTCGTAGAAGCGTTCTGGTGTGCCATCATTGGTTGCAGCCTCTAGAAGGCGGCGACCTTTCTTGAGTGTATTAATACTTTCAAACATTATATGAGCCTTTCTAATTGGGAGAAATATTCTAAGTGTTATCGTGCTTGGAGAACTTCTACATAGTCAACAAACAAGTCTTCTTCATTTGCTCCGCCGG